TTAAATATGTATCGGCAATTAATGATAAATGAGTACATGCACGATATAACCCTAACCAATTAGGATCAAAATCTGTTGGAGTCTTAGGTTCATCTGCAAATGCAAGAGACACTTTCTTAAACCACCCCTCATCTTGATTGATAACGAGAGCAATGTCTCCATGTTTCATTCGGAGCAAATGTTCTTTAGCATTATCTGCCATATTGTTTCCTATGTAGCGAGTGGATGTCCCGCTGGATATGCGACTGGAATAGTCCCTTCTTGATTAGTGGAAAAAACATCTTCGTTCCAGACATCATTTCTTTTTAAATGTCCGAATCCATTTCTGTCCCACCATTTTTCTAATGCGATTACATCAGCATTATCTGCTCCTCTGAGCATTGCATATTTAACTTTCATGTTCATTGAAGATAACATAAGTCCATCAGCACAAGATTGCATTCTTGATAACCTACCAGCTTGATATTCAGATTTGTATTCTGAGGAAAGTTTCCATTCAGATATACATATCCATGAACCATCACCCTGTTTCTCGTATGTTAAAAACGAGAATTCAACGCCTGGCCTTGCATTCCAATTGGTTGCTGGTAATCCAGCAGAATTGAATGTTTCATTTGGTTTACCATCTCTTGAATCTTCTCTGGTTGAGTTCATACCACCTGCTGTGGTTCCATCATGTATCTTATAAGTATCAGCATGAAGTGCATCATTTTCAATTCCACTTACTCTGGTGTCAGTCCATTCGTATGCACCAGCAGATTCTGCCATAATACCATTAGGAGCTTTTGCATCATCAGCAGCCCTCTTGGTCATTAATTTATCTAGTAAAGTGTAATCACTTCCACTTCTTAGCATAATATGTTTAGAGAATTTTACTTCCCCTGTTCCATACCATGCTGGTTCTGTACCTATACCCATTGTTATCCCCTCGTAACCTTTTTAACTCTGTCAATCTGTTGATTGATGATGACCTTCCTATTTGGCCAATAAATATATTCCTTATCTTCATTCTCCATTAGTTTATAGAGAAGTGGTAAGATAAGTTCTTCTACTTCTGCAAGACTTGATTTTAAATGACTTACTGCAACATCTGTTGAACTACCAAGTCCCATCTTAGCTGCATCAAGTTCATCTACTGCATTTGCAACGACTTTAACTAAGATGTCTACCTTAGAGTCTAGTTCTTCTATCTGTTTAGAACTTGCACTTGCTACAGATGTCTCTGCAACTTTCTTGAGGTCTTCTGCAATACTTTCTTGAATTGCAGCAGCTTCCCCAGTCTTAGTTACCAGTTCATCTTGATCTACCGCGGTAAAACCGAAATCTAAATCTGCCATTGTTTCCTCTTACTTCTTCTTGTTAGCTTTAGGAACTTCCTCTTCTTCAACTGATTCTTCTGTTGCACTTGAACCACCAAATTGTGTGGTAGTAGTTGCACCTGTAGATTCTTGCAATAGTCGTGATTGTTCTTGACTTTCTGCAAGTAAAGTGTCTCGTAATCTACCTACTGTAGATAACTCTTCACCTTTATATGCACCACGATTAGCTGCAACATCTATAACTGCAATCAACTGAGAAAAATCATTAAGGTTTAAAAACCTTAGTTGAAGTGCGGGTTGTTCCACATTTATTTCTGCCATAATAACTCCATATTAAAGTGTGGATAGTGGAATAGTTTTTCTACCCACGAATGATGTATGTTTCTCCTTACTATCCCAACTAGTTTTAGATAAGTCCCTCATAACAAATGTTACGATCACCCCCTTAATAGTTGGTTGTACAAAGTTCACTTCCATCATAATATATTTTACTTCCCTCTGTCCTATAAAGGACTTGAAGGAAACCTACTTACTGGATTAGGAGCAGTGCTCCCAGTGTCCAGTTGTTTTTCTATTGGAACTTCCCAGTCTGGATTGACACATGTCCAATCTCGGCCTGGCACTTTCCACTTAGATAAAGTTCTGTCATAAAGAAATTCGATCACTTCTTTATTCTTTGGGTCTAACAATATTACAGTGCCAAAGATTGGATCAAACTGTCTCACTTCTGCAATGGTTGTAACACCATCCCTTTCATAAGTCACAGTTCGTTCTATATCTGTTACACCTAATTTGTTTGTTGAGTCCATACTTGTATTTATACTACTTAGGACTTAGATCGAACCCAGATTCTTCACAAATTTCCTTAGTTATGCCCTTAATTGGCATAGTCTTCTCTTTAATTGCAAGTAAGAATTCTGCTTCAGATTTCTCTAAAGACCTAAGAGTATCCAAGAAAATCTCTTCTCTCTTTGCTGGTTTTGCTTGTCCAGAACCACCTTCAACCCAATACTGCATTCTTTTGTAAACACGAATGAGTCTTTCTGGGGCCAAATCCATTGCACCTTCTGGAGTCTCTTTGTCTCCAACAACTGCATTGTCTGGTAGTCCTTCTGGTAAAGTAAATACTACTCTTGGATCGAACGCAGCTTTTAAACAATAAACTACATCTGATCTACCAGTATACTGACTTAAGAATGCAACCTTCTCACTCTTTTTGAGTTTGGAAGCACTGTTAAGTATCTCCACTATACTTGGGTTTCTAGGTAATTTATTAACTGCCCAATCCGCAGTCTTAGTACCTTTTGGTCTACCTCTGGTTTCAACATCAGGCCCTTTCAGTGTTTGCTCTTTTCGAGAACCTTCTGGAATAGGCTCCAATTCTTCTTGCATCTGTTGGGATTGTGATACAAACTCTAAATCAGATGCTGTAGTCCCATTCACTTTTGATTCAAGGGTTTCTTTTACTAGGGTCTTTTTGTTCTTAGCCCCTTTGGGCCTTCCCCTACCTCTTTTTACTGCCATAATTAAAAATCTCCAATTTGGTCTTGTAATTCCATCAGTCTATGTTTGATAAAATAGTTAAGTATTCCACCTCTGGATGCAACCTTAACATTCTCATATTCTTCTAGAATTTGTTTTTTATACTCATTAGGTATATAGGTCAGATCAATAAGTGTTCTATTCCTTTGAAAATTCCTTTCTACTTCATTATCTTTTTCAACTAATGGGTCTAATAAGATACCTCTTTTCTTCTTTGAAACTGGTCTCTGTCTTATTCCCTCTACAATACAATCATCTTGAGATAAAACATTAGGAATTCCATCCCCTTTATCTCCACTGATGATATGATTTGCAAGATATTCTAATGCCTCATCTTTATTTAGTACGATTTCTTTACGAGTAATCGGGCTATATTGACTAACCTTATCGTATCTTTGTAGTTGTTGAAAGTCTTTATCTCCACTAATAATCATTATTGGTTCAATAGAATGTACTGGTGTACATTTTGTTTTAGTCTCTTCTATTAAAACACCAATAACATCATCAGCCTCACATCCATATACATTGATAAACCTATATGGAAAATGATCTCTTAATTCATCCCTAACCTTGTTAAGACATTCAAAGATAAGATTCCAATCCATATCGGATGCATCCCTACCTTTCTTTCTATGAGCCTTATACAAAGGAAAGAAATCCTTTCTCCAGTAATGCATACTGTCTACACATAGAATAACTTCACCAAACTTTTTATGGTACTTCTTTCTATAATTTGCAATAGACCTTAGACAGATATGTCTAACTAAGTCATCTGAGATAGGGTCTTTACCACCCCTAGTTTGAGCCATCAGTGATGCAATCATCACTTGACTCAGATCAATTAAAATCATTCTATATTTATATCGCTTTTAATAATATTGTATGTTTGTTTATTCTTCCAGTGGGATTAACACTTTTAGTCTTAATCTCATCTAAAATTCTACTTAATACTATTTTACCACCTTTCTGGATTCTGTCAAGGTAATATTCAGTCTTATTTCCAATCTTCTTAGATTGAGAAGAACCATTATAGTTCTGTAGTGTTGTTCCTTTGACCCCAATACCACCTCTATCTGAAGCAAGGTATCTGGTAACTTCTTTTGTCTTAGCATTAAATGTCCAAAGTTCTAGACAACCTACAATCTGAGCAGGGTCAATTGATGTAAGTTCGTAGTCTGGATCACTCCACTTGTACTTTAGATTCTTAATTTGTTGTTCGGCTGAAAAGATTTTCTTCCTTCTCTTCTTCCGTTTTGATTTCCCTTCAGCATACTTCTCAATGCTGGTGATGATAGTAGCCACGAACTGTTCATACTGTCTAAGTTTTGATTTAGTGAAGAATGAATATCCTTCTTTGAGTTGAGGGTCTTTCCCCTCTACTGCTTCTACTAACTCTGCGTGAGTAGGTCTAAAGATGTCTGCAATTCTTAATGCAACAGGAGCAGACACTTGTTGATCCCCTAGATATCCAAACACATTAAAGTCTGACTTAACCCCATCTACATAACTGTCAAGGTAATAATCAATCTCTGAACTAAGTTCATTTGCTTTGTTATCCATTCTTTCTTGAATAGATACTAATGGTTTCTTAGGATTGTACTTTCTCTTTTCTTTCTTTGTTTCTATTTTACGAATAATACTGTCAACTAATGGTTCTATTTTTTCTGCAATAGTCATCCCACCCAACTTTGGCGGTGGGTCATAATTAGGGTCAGTTATACAAGGAACTCCCCTTAAGTCCATTCGGGCCAGTGCAGCTGTAGAATTCGGTAAGTAGTCTTGGAACTTTCGTACCTTATCTACCCAATCCGATTTATATTCTTTTTGTTCCATCCAATCTGCGATCCAACCAGCACTCTTTGACCTATCACTCATATAAGAGTACCAATTGAAACAACCATGTATATCCATAACAGATTCATGATCTGGTTCTGGCCCATAATGTATTTCATCTATTGATTTTTTTCTAGCCATATCTAAACATTGTCTACATAAAATATATGATCTTCTATTATTGTTACTCGAAAATAACTTTCTGCCCAATCTGGATTCACTTTAACACTATGATACCATAATGCGCCATTGGTTCTGTCAGTAGGTCTATTCAATAAAAAGTCTTCTGCTAATACAAGGGATTTTTCCCAGACTTTCATTTCATTCTTAAGTGGTTCATCTGACATGCCATCACAATACCAACTAAATTGACATGAATGCAAATCTATCCTACCACTTGGGTAGTATTTTGTTTGTTTTACTACTCCACAAATGGTACTTGGAAATCGTGGATCATTTACACGATTCATAGTAACTTGTGCAACTGCAACTCTACCATTGTCTGATTGGTTCCTTGACTCCCAGTAGATATTTTGAGCAAGACAATTTAATTCATCCTGTTGAATCTTTATCTGTTCAAATTCAATTGCTTCTTCAATTCGTTCAAGAGTCTCTTCTTGGTCTTGAAGAGTCTGTTCCATTTTAGTTACTGGTATTGATACCGCAACTAATACCAACATAATGAGAAATCCAAGTTTATACTTCATAAATTTCTCCTGTTTTACTAACAGACATATTTTATTTAGACCTAGCATGTTTTTAACCTATCAATGTTGTTACTAAATTCTTGAATAGAAATATCAATCCTACTCCATTTAATATGATTAACGCCCTATCCTTCCATAGAATAGCAACGATTAACCATCCAAATACACCCAAGATAGATAATCCTAAATCATACAACTGTAATTCTGGAATACCCCTAATGGACATAGCAGAAAGTATGACTGCACTTGATATCCATTTCAGATACCAAGATGTTTCATACTTTGGTGTTGCAGACTTAGACCATCTATTTGAATGCTCTAGTTCTTCTTTACTTGGACTTTCCTTCGTCTTCATAATGTTGGCCCCAATGCATTTTTATATTTTGTTGTCTGATTTTCTTATTGTAAAGCTTCTTGTTCTTTTTCTTCTCTTTCCTTGAAAGAGAGTGTATTGTTTGTATCTTTGTTTTTATCATATCATATATAAGGAAAGAATCGTTGACACGATAGATGATAGGGAAGGAGAGAGTTTAACCTATCTAACCTATCAGCACCTATAGGGATAACCCAATTTTCAACTGCCATGTTGTGTCAACAACTCTTAAACTAATAATTCTTTGTGGTTTCATAATCCGATAATTCGTGACCCTTACTTATTGTCCATGTTTCAGTCCATTCAGTCTTGTCAGTACAATAGACCGAAATCTTCTTCCAAACACCATTGACCTTTTTAATCACTGGCTCATAGTAGACAGAATCACCATATTCAATTTGTTGTTTCTCATACTCTGGAACATAGCTATCTTCGACAAGTGTCCAATCTAAAGTATATTCCTCAGAACCTTCATTTTTGTAGCAAATAAGATTACAAAGCTCATTAAATAAATCTTCAAACTTAGAGCTATACATATCCTCAGTAGAGTAAGTGCTACCAACTGGAATCAAGTATTCAGAACCACCTTTGTTCTTCCAATACTGAGGGCATTCTCCCTCACCATCCCAATCATGGGCTCCATAATTCTCTCTGTACTGTGTGTTAATTACTAATTTCAATATCTTCTCCTATTACTTCCAGCATTTGTAACCAGAGCAATCCTCTAGTTTTTCTCCACAATGAAAACAGAAACCTTTTTCGTTGGCTTCTTTTTCTTCTAATTCTTGTTGATGTGCAGATTGTCCCTCTGCTAAGGCATCTTCTTCTGTGAATTCATTTCCAATAACATTGGAGAATTCATTTTCAAAGTTTTCAAAATCGTTTAACATTATTTTCTCCCTTTTAAATTTCCTATGATCTTATTATACGACAATATGTACCCACCTGTCAAGTTGGAGTTGGCGATCTGGATGGGACTCGAACCCACAACCACTGCCGTGACAGGGCAGTATTCTAACCAATTGAACTACCAGACCCTTATGCAACTTTTCCAAAATATTTATCATGTTCTTTTTTTAACCAAGCTTTGTACTCTGGTGTAGAAACGATATTTGTTCCTAACTCTTTGTCATAGTGAACACCAAGTGCATCCGCTTTTTCATGAGTGACCCAACCATGTCCTTTGACATGTTTCAAATCTTCGATTGAAATTTTGTAGTGAGCACCAAATGTATCTTCAACATAAATTGTTTTAGTCATTGGCCCTACTGCATAGTTTGATTCACCATAATTTACTTTACCGACTTTTTCGATAATTGGAACTGCTGGTTTGATCCAGTAGTTAGATTCAAATTGAGGTGCCTCAATGCATTTTTCGAGACCTTGTTTGACCTCGATTCCGATATAATCGCAATATTTTCCGTTCATAATTCTTCTCCTAAAAATAAGGTGGAATTCAGAACTGGGTAGAGAGGGCACATCAAAGCCGTCGTAACCAGTTCTGTTATCAAACCAATGTTGTTTATCTCATCCATCACTAATGAACTTTTGACTCCGCTTTTAAGGACTGGCAGTGAACCAGCAACTGTCTTGGTTAATTCCTTGATATTTTTCATTTATTCTCCTATGTTCTTATTATACTATTTTATGTACCCCTGTGTCAAACTTGACTTATGGGTACATATAATGATATCATGTCTTTTTAAGGGATATGACCCATAGTAATAGAGGGTCTCAATCGGATGCTCGGAGTATGCAAACCCTACTGTCCTGTCCCAAAACCCCAAAATGACTAAATAGTGAGAAAGAGTATATGAATAAAATGGTTGGATTAAGTATTGCAGGCCCTCGTGGTGGTAAAGTAAAGGAAGAAGAAGTTCTTTTTAACTTTACTAATGAGTGTATTGACATTCTAGGTCTTGACTTGTATAAGTTTGAATTAGACATTTTTGTGTCTAATAAATTTGAAAGGGATTTTGCTGATGCAGTTGGTTGTTGTTATGGTGACACTGAAAGTGTTGTTGTTGAACTTGCTCGTAGAGATTGGAATGATGAAAAGTCTGATATGTTAACGACCCTTGCACATGAAATGATTCATGTTTGGCAATGTGTTAAAGGTGAACGATTCAAAGAAAATCCAGCACGAAAACATGAGGCATTCTTAACTGAACTAGTCATGGCACGACTTGATCTTGAATTGTGGAGTATAAATAAGTAATCCTTTATTTGTGAAGTTTAAAGAAGTAGTCTGCATCTAATAGAACTAATGGTTTAGTTCTATTTTTTTTAAGCACTACTAAAGGTTCATAGTCTCCAGAATTCTCACATGCTTGATCGTATGCAGCCCAGAGATTAACTTTCTCTTGGTTCTTGCATTCGATTGAATATGGGAATTTGGTTCTTGCAGCTCTTGCCATAGTAACATCTTCACCACCAGCACCCATTGAAGTAGACTGGATGTCTTCTGGATGAATATCCAATTCTTCTATGAGTCTCTCACGAGTCCACTTCTGTAGATTCCTACCCTTTGCTTTTGCACTCTGCGTTTTCATTATCTAATATTATTTGCATTTTGTCTAATAATCCATTGATCTCTTCATATCTATGGTAACTACAACAACATGAAATCTCTTCTCTGATTTGATTCACTAGTTCTTGCATCTAAGTAATTGTCTCCCAATGAATGATTGATTCATTCTGAATATCTTCCCACCTTTTTTCATCCATTCTCCATACTAGAATTGCTGTGCTAGCTAATTGTTGATGGAAGTCTAGACTTTGTGGTATTAAAGTAGTATCTAAAGTACAAGGTGCAGTCACTTTCTTGCCAGAATTCATGGTGGTAAAAATGATTTTAACTTGACCCTGTTGGAGGCTCTTATGTAATTTTGGGTCAATTGACATATTCTTCTGCTAAAGGAAATACTTTAGTAATAACTTCTGCAACTGCTCTTGCAATCTCCATATGTTCCTTTTGAGTTCCATTACCACTTCTTAAACTAATGTAATGAATCCATGACCTTAGAGTACCATTCATATACATTTTACTCTTCGTAAGTCCCTCTGGTAATACTACACGAGCCTGTTCAAGAGCAATACCATTATCTACTGCCCAATTGTATGCAGATTCACTGACAGAAATAACTTCTGCTTGATGAATTTCCCACTGTTCTTGTAAAGAATAATCATCAGTCTCTATGGAATTCTGTCTGTTAGTCTCATCCTGTAATCGTGCTTCTCTTAATTCAAAGTCTAAATCATTCCCAGCTTCCATTAATGCTGGGTCTGCATATCTCTGACTAAACTCTTGAAAAGAAAATGATCTATGTCTTAGTATCTGTCTTGCAATATCTCTAGTAGTTTCTATCTCTAGACATGCACTAACCATCTCTAATGGACTCCAGTGTTGATTCTTAATCAAATACTTGATTAGTTTTCCACTGGTTTTTTTATTGTTTTGGTTGGATGGATTACTTACCCTTGCACAATAAGCAATTAGGTCTTGTAAGTCCTGTTGTTTACTTCCAACCATTTCCCTAACACCATTTGGTGTTGGCCACCAATATTCCAACTTTTTAGTAAATTCAATTGTTGGTGATTGACTATAACTAATGATCCGAACTTTCATCTTCAAACTCTGCTATCTGAGTTTCTAACTCTTCCACGAAATCATCTTCTCTGTCATCTGGGTCTAAATTTGTGCCACAAAATGGACAATAATTAACTGAATAATCTTTATTCATATCATGTTCTATATCTGCTTCTGCATCACATTGATAACAGACTATTGCATCTACTCTATCAACTTCATCTTGTTGGTTCATGTTAACATGCTTCCTAATATCTTCTCTAGGTCTCTAAATCCACCTATGTAAGTTTCTTTTAGTGTTGGTTCTCTTGCCAAAGAAATTGAAAGATTCTCTGGTATAAATCTAATTTGAGGAAAAGTTCTTGCACTAGGGAATACTTCAAAAAGTTCTTCCTTAGTAAAATCTTCATCCAACTGTTTGTAGGTAAATTCTACTTCTCTCATGTCACATAACAACTTTGCCTTTTCACAATAAGGACATTGTGGTTTACCCCATATTTCAATCATAATTTAAATCCCTTAAATGTATCTGTTTCTATATCCTGTTTAATCCCACCTATGACATAAGATTCAATCTCAGTCTCTTGAGGTGCATTCTGTTGACCCTTAGAAGATAACCAGTGTTGAGTCCATGGCAATGGATTTGTCCTACTGGATATATCATATATAGGGTTTAAACCTATTGCTCTGAGTCTTTTATTGACTGTATATTCAACATACTGACCTAACAGTTCAGTGGATAGACCAATCATACTTCCATATTTAAATAAGTATTCCGACCACTCTTTCTCTTGGTTTGCAGCATCTTCATACATCTTATATACTTCATCTTCACTTTCTTTCATGACCTTCAACATAATTGTATTTTTTTCATCATTCTGAAATGCTTTAATGATGTGTTGAGTTATAGCAAGGTGAACTGATTCATCTCTTGCTATTAGGCTGATAATCTTTGCTGACCCTTCCATTAGTTTTAGTTCACCAAATCCAAAAGTACATGCAAATGACACAAAGAATCTTAAACCTTCCAGTATGTTGATACTTATAAGTGCAAGATATAGTTTTTTGTATAACTCTTTTTTATTAGTTTTTAATCCCAATTTCCATCTGTTTGCGTACTCAATAAAATCATCATAGGTTTTAGTTACTGATTCTGCTCTTGCTAGTATGTGTTCATTACTTATAATAGTATCAAATTCTTTTGATGGGTCTGAGTATAGATTCTTCATCATGTAGGTATATGATCTACTGTGGATTGACTCCATGAAGTCCCATGCAATGATACATGCTTCTAACTCTGGAATAGTTACGAATGGAAGTAGTGCAAGTGCAGGCCCTCTACCTTGAACTGAATCCAATAGTGTTTGATACTTTAGATTACTGGTGAAGATATGTTTGTGAGCTCTGTTTAATTCATTATAATCATTCCTGTCCTTTTGAAGAGAAACTTCTTCTGGTCTCCAGAAGTAACCCAATTGTCTTTGTGTAAGTTTGTCGAAAATCGGATATTTGAAATCGTCATATCGTTGGGTATTAAGTTCCTCTCCAAAGAACATAGGATTCTTTAAAAAGTTTACTTGTTGCTTGTTGAATATACTCATCACCCACCTGTTCTAGATGCGGGGAATTGGTTCTCTGGTCTTTTGTAGTCATCAAATTTCTTATATCCTTTTCCACAGGCTTTGCCTGTCTCTGGATCGGTTAGACTTACATTTGCATAGTATTTGTAATTATTATTACTTTGAAGATATTTATTTGCTTCTTCTCTATGTCTATTATTTAAACTACCTGTTCCATGATAAATGGTAGGTCTTGAATCGTTTGCAAGTTGTTTACCCCAGTCTCTATTAATTGGGCCATCTTTGTTAAGGTAATGAATGAATATTTGTCTTGCAGAATCACCTACTAATCTTTCTCTCCAATGAATAACATTACTACCTTGATAGAATAATACATCACCTACATTTAAATCTATTGGAATACATCCCTTAAACCTATCTCTAAATGGTTTACCCATAGTTAATCTCCATGCATCTCTTGCCTTTACTCCAGCATAATTCTTATCTGCACGAACCCAAATTTTCCAAGAGGTTTTGTCATCAGTATCACATGTTACTGGAAAGGTTCCACTAAATTCACATGAGGGTCTATCTGAATGGGAGAGTAATCTAGCATGTCGTTCATATGTTCGACCATATGAATAAGTGGGAATTAATCTATTGCCAAAGAGTTGTTCAATCTTATTTTGATACATTAAAAGAATAGCTTCAGAGAATGGTGCAAATGGGAATCCTTTACTGACCCAATTATCTAAGAATGCACCTTTATCATCATAGTTTTCCATAATGATATTCTTCTCTCGGTAATACTGTTTCCTATGCTCCATGAACTTGAACAAATGTGTACAGTATTCCATAGTTCTTTTATCAAAAAAGTTTCGTGCAATGTAGTATCTTTCGTTTCCTAACCTAAAACCTGCTTCGGTTATCTCTGGAACATCTGGGTTATCATCATGACAATGGTTATCAAAGACTCTTTTGTCTTGATCTATTTCCATACCCAGATTTTTAATAATCTGTTGTTCTATTTGTTGTTCTTTTTTTCTGCTATCTTGTCTTTGTTCTTCACTTGACCATGATATATCTAAATCACGCATGCCTCACAATCCTCATCATCTTCTAATTGTTGAGTTGCTATGTCAAAGAGTTTTTCTTGTTCTTCTACATAGTCTTCAACTTTGCTATCATAAGTATTTTGGTAGTAGGATGTTTTCCAACCATACTTATATGTATTCAACATATCAGTTGCCATTACTGATATTGGAACTTCATTGTTCTCATAGTTCTCTGGATTATAACTCCAATTACCACTAATGGATTGGTCAAAGAACTTTTGCATAACTGCAACCACTTTGATGTATCCATCATTATCTTTCATGTCCCACAAAAGTGTATAAAAGTTTTGTAGTATCTGATAAGAAGGAACGATTTGTTTTAGTGGGCCTTTCTTACTTTTCTTAACAGAAAGATAATCTCTAGGTGGTTCAACTCCATTTGTTTCATTAGATACCACTGATGAACTTTCAGACGGCATCTGTGCAGATAAAGTTGAATGTCTTAGACCATGTTTCTTGATGTCTTTTCTTAATCCTTCCCAGTCTAATTTTAACTTATGTGGGACTATTTCATCTACATCTTTTTTATAATGGTCTATTGGTAACTCACCTAATGAGTATTTAGTTCGATCAAAATAATCACATTGACCTTTCTCTTCTGCAAGGTTATTAGATGCTTTCAATAAGTGATATTGAAAACTTTCAGTTAATTCATGAACTAATCTATGTGCTTCTGGATCATCATACTTAACCTTGTTCTTAGCAAGATAATGTGCAAGTCCAATGTACCCTACTCCTAAACTTCTTCTTGCTTTAGTTGATACCTCAGCTGCAACCACTGGATAGTTTTGATACTCTATTAATTCATCTAATGCACGAACTGACAGATCACACAATTCTTCCATTTCACCTTCTTTAAGTGTTCCTATGTTAATTGCAGATAAGATACAAAGTGCAATCTCACCTTCACCATCTGGTTCTTGAATTGGGTCTGTAGGTAAGGTAATCTCTTGACAAAGATTAGACATAGATATCTTATCTTGAAATGAACTATGAGAATTTGCATGATCTATATTCATAATATAAATCCTACCTGTCTCTGCTCTTTCTTTTAAAATATCCATGAACAAAATTCTTGCAGATATCTTCTTCTTAGGAATAGAGTATGCTCTTTCATACTTCTCATAGAGTTCATCAAACTCTGGAGTTCCATATGCATCATACAATCCTTCTACATCATGTG